GAAAGGGAAAGGTCCAGACTTGGATAATATACCATACCTGGAGTCACTTGATATGGTTGCCAAGTTAACCACCTCTCCTGAGGCCATGAAAGAAAACCCGGACCGCCTATTCTTAAGGTAACACATCCCATAGGATCGTGAATCTGCCTTACAAGCTTCCCAGAAAATAAAGAATAATCTATTTGACTCCCTAAAGTCTGGTGCCCCGACGTCAATCTTAGACCACTGCAAGTACATGTAATGAGTACCACTAATGTAAGTAGGAACGCCTTTGTTATAAAACCAAAAACCTTCCTCCCTACGGGTAAACTCTTTATCAATGTAATCATACCATCTTTCTTTAAAATCTTCTGGATATTGTTTAAAATCAAATACTGTTTTTATCTTACTTAAAACTTTAGGATATTCAAATTTACTCCATTTATTATTTTTAAATTTATAAATATCTTTTGCTTTTGGCAAAGCTATTTTAAGATTTTGTATTTCGTATACTTCACCTATAGTACCATCTTTACTAATAACAACCATATCGTGTTGATCGTTATAACCATACTCCCATTTTTTATTTTTGTTATATTTTTTAAGAGTACTTGGTGTAATATAATTTTCTAATACTTTATATAATTCTTGTTTATACATTATTTAGACCTCCCTTCAGCAAAGCCTTTAAAACTAGACTTCTTTTTTTCTTCAACCTTAGGTTTATCTTCTAACATATTTTTTTCTTCCTCAATACGATTAAGTATTTCAAACGCATCGAATATAGCTAGTTTTTTTGTAGCTGCAGCATTTTTAAGTCTGTCTGCGGAAATATCAGGTCCATAATCTATTATAGGCTCTTTAGCGACTTTAATTAACTCTTTGACCGCTACTTGCCCAGCTTGGATTATATTTTTCTTCGTTTCCTTCGTGCTCATATTTAATTACAATATCATTTGATTTCATACAATATAAACGTTCTTTATCTACTAAAAACTCCCATTCACTGTTTGGAGTATATCCAACTTTATCTCCCTCGTTAATTTCTAGCGTTTCTAATGAACTATTACCATATTTTAATATACCTATAAGTTTTTGCTCTTTATCTAATGTTGTAGAACTTGTTTCTTTAATAGGTTGAATAAAACAACGATCACCAAAACTGTGCCAACGATTAGAGTTTTTATATAAATATATTTGGTCTATATTACAGAAATATAAATCATCTTTAAAAAATGATCTACTTTTCTTTTTTTCACCACGTATATTATAAAAAACTCTAAATACGTTTTGATGCACAATAATTTTATCGCCTTTATTTATTTTTGTTTTAAAAGCTATTGGAACTTCAACAACCTCTGCTAATCTATTTACAAATTTCCATGATTCAATTTTAGTATTTAATACTAATTTTTTATCACCAACTTGTATTTCATTTTTATATAAATCACCAACAGGTTTTATAATAAAATCGTATAAGCTTTTCATTAATATTCTAAATCGTACTCAACTGATATTGCCATGTTGGAATTAAATTTTTTCCAAGGCAATACTTCATTGTTCTTTTTTATATAAATATTATATGAATTATCTTTTTCTTCTAACAAAATATATGCTATTTCATGACCACCATATACCTGTTGACCAACAGCGTAGTGCATAGCATCATTTTTATAATCAGAACCAATACTTATTTTTCTAATATTATTCGTCATTGTTTTCTTCCATAAAAACAAAAGAACCATCAGATAAATCTATATTGATATTACCATATGTTTTCTCTAAGTCTTTTTTAGTTTCTTCAACTTCTTTTTCAAGCTCATTAACTCTACTTACTAAAGCTGATTTTTGCATTTCTAAAACACCTATACTACCTAAAACTTTATTAAGATTTCTTTGTTGATCTTGTACTAATTCTAATTCTTTGTCAGTAATTTTATTTACTTTTTCTTTTTTCTTTGTCATAATTTTAATTTAATTTAATTTAACTAATATATTTATATAGTTACATATATAAATATTATTTACCTTCCAACTACTAAATCAGTAGCTGCACTACCAGAAGGAACTACTACGTAGTCTACTAATACTGGTAAAATATCGCCTTGTTGTGCGTTTAAAAACTCTACACCATCAGCAGCTGTTGGTGGATAATCTCTAATCTCTGTTATTGTTAATGTAGCATCACCTCCACCGCCGCTTACTGTAACTACGTCTCCTACTGCATATCCGCTTCCAGTAACAGTAATAGCACTAATAACAGTTATAGCTCCTGCGGCTGCTGTAAAACTAACTTTTAATCCTGATCCACTTCCACCTGTAGTTGCTACATCTGTACCCGTTGTATAACCAGTACCACCAGTTGTAATTGTTAAAGCACCTGTGGATGCAGGAGCGTTTTTAGAGCCTTCTGTTCCAGCTACAATTACTTTAACTGTACCAGAAACTCCTACGTAAACAACAGATCCAGCTAGAAAGGTGCCTAAGCTACCTGTTTGATTCATAAACTCCCAAGCTGGTAAAGGGTTTATGTTATCAGTGGGCGTCCAAGATTGAGCCATACCCATGAAACTATCACTAAATTTAAAGTTTGCCATTTTTATTATTTTTGTTTAAATATACTTGTTGCTTTTTCTGTCGTACGTCCGCCAAAATAGGCTAAAACTACCGCCATCATTACTTTTTCAAACGTATCGTTCCATGTTGAGTGTATGTTAAAAGGTATTGTTTCAACGCTGTCTAATATACCAGCAAATGAAAAAATAACTATACACCATATTAATATTAATGGACGTACGTTTTTAGACATCCAAGAGTCAGACATAGAATCCGCCTGCCATCTTGAAGTTATTGCTTCTATTTCTTTGTTTTGTTGATCAAATATCAACTGTTGAAGCTTTATTTTATCTTCATTAGGCGCATCAGATTTAGTTATTTCTGCAATAGCTTCTTGTGGTGAAGTTACGCCTTTTAATACACTACCTAATGTAGGATTTATTACAGACGTAGCGCCTAGTAATAATTGACCTACAGTGGTATCTTTGAATTTTTTCTTACTCATGATTTTTTATACGCTTCGGCTTCCCATGGAAGATTTTTAGCGCCCTCTTTCATTTTACTTCTTGGATATACCTTACCTTTCCAATAAACATTATCATCATCATAATTTAAATCACCCCTTCTCATTTGATCGATATGAACCTCTTCGTGAGCTATAACATCTGGTATATCACAAGGATCAACATCTTTATTTATAATAATAGTTAAATTATTATTAGCTTTTCCTAATACATCATCTTCCATGTCTACATGATAAACCGGGGTTAATCTTCTGTATGGAGGATTATTTAATTTAAAAGCCATAATTATTTTTTATAAGGAAACATTTTATTTAAAGTATCCCTGCGGCCTTTACAACCACAGGGAATCTTTAAACCTTTTGATACATTGTCAACTATTTTTTTAATACCAGAAGCTGTAGTAAACTTCTCTATGTCGTCGCCTAAACCTCTAGATTTCATAGTTTAATGTGTTACGAACCTGATATTGCAGATATTTTTACACCTGTACTATTTTGTACAACTGCCATAACGCCACCTGGATTAGCTGTACAAGCTGAAATAACTTGATTAGCCCATTCTAAAGATTTACCAGTAGTAGTAAATAAATAACTTTTACCAGCAGAAGTCATAACGTTCCACTTATCAGCGTCACCAGTACCATTTACTAGTCCTTGAGCTACATATACGATTTCACCGATTAGTATATCAGAACCATTAGTTGTACCTCCATCTATATCAGATGCTTTAATTTTAATAAAGTTTGCCATAATGTTAATGTTAATGTTATTGTTAATGTTATTGTTTGACTTGAGTTTTATACAGTTCTCTTACTGTTATGCTTTTCTAGGCTTTTTTTTAATTTTTTTAACTAGCATTTTTTTAGGTTCTTCTTCTTGCTCTAAAGCACTCATTCTAGGACCCATACAATGTTTTTCAACTGCAGAACCATAATGATTATTAGCAGCAGGTGAATTATCATGATCCATGTTTATATCAGATCTATGTTTTCCTGATGGAAAATGCTCATCAGTAAATTTTTCACCATGTCCTTTATCAGACATTGGTGATCCACCTTCGTGTCCTTCTTTTAATGGAGACATTGATGATTTAAAATGTTTAGCTATCCATGGTCTTTCTCCACTAGCATCTTTTGCTACTGGGTTATCGTGAAGTAAATTACTTCTTTCTTGTTTTACCGACTCCATGTGTGGACCACCTTTATGCATTTTTGGTCCACCATAGTTCATGTTGTTACTTGAATCGTAAGGCATAATTTTAGTTTTAGTTATTTATTTATTTTGTTGTCCTTTTTTAGGCTTTCTGTACTGCGGGTTGTCAGGATTTGTTGGATCTTGTTCGCCCCTTGGTGCACTAGGATCAGTATGGTGTTGCTGAACCCTTATATGTTCTTGATATTTTTTTATTGAACCTAGTGAAGCATGCGCAGCTTTACCACCTTCAACATGTAAAGCACTCATTTTTGTTGCTGCATCAGGTTGTTCTTTTTGATGTTCAGCATCTGCTTTTTTTGCTTTATCTAATAATGCTACTACTTTAGGATCATCATAATTATAATCTCCTTGTTCACCTTTAGAAGCAGCTTTAGCTTTTTCTCTAAACTCATCACCATGGGCTGGTAATGCACTCATTTTAGTAGCTGCTTTTTTCTTAGGTTCATAGTTTTTATGAGAGTGCATAGGTCTTTCATCATGATTTTTATTGTGTTGATGATTTTCATCCATAAACTTATTAATATGTTTAGCAGCTGAACCATGATGTTCTTTATCATATTTCATATCACCCGCTAGCTTTGAAATATGTTTTTCATCAGCAGTCATTTTTTCATCACTATGTCCATGATGATCATCATATATAATATCTCTTTTTAAATAATCAATATGAGCAGCATCATCTCTTTCACTAGCTTTATAATTTTCTTTTGTTACTTTCGTATGAGCATGGTCATGAGAAAACTTATAGTTTCCTGAATAATGACCATAATGTCCTTTGTGCATTTGTTTTCCCATGATTTATTTTTCTTTTTTATATGTTGGTACTTGTACACCGTAATGTGAAGCATATGCTTTTTTGTATTCTTGACTATCAGTGTCACCATACCAAGTCTCATTACCGTATTGTTCTTTAAATTTATCGTCTTGTTTTTTCTTTTTATTTCTAGCGTCTACATCTATAACAGCTTGACCTATTTTAGCAAACATGTCAGTATACATATGAGCTGTAGGTATATATGCAGCGCCTATATCACCTCCACCTTCATAACCACCTTGTTCAAGTGGTGACATTTTAGTAGGTGCCTTTGGAGGCTCAATTCTATTTCCTTTTTTATCTACAAGTATCATTACAGAATTAGCATCTGTATTAGAGCTTATAGCATGATGTTGTTCGTCTGATATTCCAGTTCTTTCAGCATCTGATATTTCAGGTTTTTTTGGTTCCTCTACATTAGAATTTTCTTTTCTTATAGGGTTTTTAGCGGAAAATATTTTTGAAAATGGTGAACTCATGATTAGCTATTTGCGTGATATGCTGCAAGAGCTTTTTCTGCTTCAGCTCTAGAAGCAAAACCATCTCTCCATACACCACCTTTTTTATTGTTTAATATTACAAACTTTCCACCTCTTTTTACTATACAACC